TGTGTTTCCGATTGGTGTTCCATCAATACTTCCCCCCGTAATTGCTACACTACTTGCGTTTTGCGTGGACATTGTTCCTAGCCCACTTACCTGTGTATTTGTTATTGCAATAGATGTGCTACTTGCAGCAGTTAATTGCCCTTGCGCATTTACCGTAAATGTTGCAACACTACTTGCCGAACCATATGAACCTGCAGTTACCGTTGTGTTTGCAATCGCAATTGTTACCGCCGAAGTACCCGTATAACTTGTCCCGCTTAACCCCGTACCGATTGTTAAAGCGAAAGGGTTTGCAGCTGTTATAGTCCCACTCCCGCCTAATGATATAGAAGTGCTATTGACTGTAATACTTGAATTAGCCAATTGTGCATTTGTAATCGTTCCGCTTAAAGAAGTTGTAGGAATCGTTGTAGATGCTGTAACCGCACTTGTGCCATTAGCATACATATAACCAGTCAAACCTGTAACGGTCAAACTTGTAAATGCTTCCGATGAACTACCATTAATCTTTTCCCAAGAACTTGTTGTGCCATTAAAAATAGCCCAGTCACCTACCGACCATAAAGAAATACCATTTAAAGTTGTTGTTCCTGCGGTTGATACAACATAATAATTATTATTCGTACCTACACTAGATGTTAAAGTTGGGCTATTTGTAGATGCATTCCATGTGCCTTGATATGCGGGTGAATTTAATGCATTTGTCGTAATAGATGTAATTTGACCCTGTGCATTCACCGTAACAGACGGTATTGCCGAAGCCGAGCCATATGTTCCTGCATTTACGCCTGTATTTGATATAGCAATCGTTACTGCTGATGACCCATTAAAAGATGTTCCGCTTAAACCTGTACCTATAGTTAAAGCATTTGGTGTATTAGCCGTAATTGTTCCGCTACCGCCTAAAGATATTGATGTGCTATTTACTGTGATGCTTGAATTAGCAAGATTGGCATTTGTAATTCCAGCTGAACCGCTTAAATTACTATTCGTTAATCCAGAAATTGTATTTGAAGCAGCTGCAATTGTTTTATTTGTTAGTGTATCGGTTGTTGCACGCCCTACCAAAGTATCTGTAGATGTTGGCAATGTTAGCGTGCCTGTATTGCTAATTGTGCTGATTATAGGGTTTGTCAGCGTTTTGTTTGTTAAAGTTTGCGTACCTGTTAACGTAACTACGGTTGAATCAATTGCAATCGTTACTGGCGAAGAACCGTTAAAACTTGTGCCTGATAATCCCGTTCCTATTGTCAACGCATTAGGAGTATTCGCTGTAATGGTTGCACTACCACCTAACGAAATGCTTGTGCTATTAATAGTGATAGAACTATTTTGTAATTGTGAATTGGTTACATTAGATAATGCCCCACCCAACACAATGTTTCCACTAGTTGTTACCGTTCCCGTAAGCGTAATACCATTTACAGAACCCGTACCCGATACCGAAGTTACCGTTCCAGAGCCTTTATTGTTAAAAGTATTCCAATCGGATGATGTTAAGTAACCATTAGTAGATGCGGTTGCAACCGACATTGAAATTGTTGGGGTTGTACCACCACTAGATGCGACAGGGCTTGTTGCACCTACCGAAGTTACATAAGAACCAGATGGTTGTTTGTTATTAAAAGTATTCCAATCAGTTGATGATAGGTATCCACTTGTGCTTGCACTTGCTTGAGTAATGCTAATAGCAGGTGTACTTCCACCGCTTGATTGTATAGGGGCAGTTCCTGTGACAGATGTTATTGTTCCTACATTAACCGAACCACCTAAACTTACGGTATTAGAATTAATCGTAATGCTTGAATTCGCTAATTGCGCATTGGATATTGTTCCAGATAAATCGGTAGTTGGAATAGTTGCGCTAGCAATAAACGCACTTGTTCCATTACCGATTACATATCCAGTTAAAGTAGTAGCCCCAGTACCGCCAGATGATGGGTTTAATGTACCTGCTAAAGTAACAGGACCGCTTGTTGCTATATTAGGGGTTAGTCCTGATAAAGTAGTAGTAAATGTGGTTACGCCACCCGTTAGGGAAAATGATTGCCAACCAGAAACATTGAAACCTTCAAATGTACCGCTACTAGTGTTGTATCGAATTGCACCAGTGCTGCCAACCCTTTGTGCGGTTGTTCCGTTTGGTAACGTAACTGAGCCACTTCCAGGAAATACTGCATTGTTTGCAATACTAAAGGTTGGGGTAGATGAACCATCACCCCCCGCAATACTGATTTGATTAGTTGTTCCCGTTAATACATTAACACTTAACGCCGTTCCATTGCTAGAAATAAACCCATTACCGCCTAAGCTAGCTAGCGCTAAAGGTAAACCATTTAACCCTATTGTTGGGTTACCACTTACGCCGTTTGCATTTGTAATGCTTAAGCCAGCACCCGTTGATACAATGCTTCTATTAGTTACAGTACTACCGCTATTTTTTACAATAATTCCCTGTGATGCATTTTCTAACGATGCCGATACGCCATTAAGAAAAAAAGAAAATTGACCTTGTGGTGAACCTGTTGATGTTCCTATACCTAGTCCGCCTGCTAAACTACGGCTATTTGCAAGGGTTGGTTCTTGATTTACAGTAACAAAAGTTTGTTGTTGTGTAGGGCTATTTGCAATTGCAGCAACTGTAGTTTGTACAGTAAGCCCGCCTTGTTGAATAGGCACTTGTTCCGTGCCAATTAAAGCAGTAGCTAGTGGTAATTCAGTAATCGTCTTATTCGTCATGGATTTGTATTCACAGGTAAATAAGTGATACCTTCTAAATTTCCATTTTCTGTATATGGCGTTTGTAAAGATAATAAATCTTGTGCATCAGGGGTGGTTACAATTTGATTATTTCCCGTACCGATATTTGCATCTGGGCGTGGAAACCGCACAGAAATCTTTTCTGGTTGGCGCATTTTTAAACGATAAGGGTCTTTATTATCAATGCACCCAAACTTACATACACGAAGCCCTGGAGTATTCCCGTCTTCTTGAACGTCATCATACGCACGTTTCATTTTGCATCTATCGCAAACTTGAATCGTAAGTACAGAATTTCCTCGTGTATTAAGCCATTTCATCTTGTATATACGCTAATATTTGGTGCAAAATAAATTGGTGATTTATCACGTTCTTCTTCTTGAACAATATGTAAATATTTTTCCGCCTGTTGTTCGCAATAAGCAATTCTTGCTGGGTCAACTTGCGGCAACTCCATCGCCATTTGATGACCTAGCATATTTTGAATTGCTAAATACCAGCGTTGCGGTATTTCAATTGAACCATTTAATGCCCCCACATCCTGCACATAACGTGTACACCATGCTACGATTTGTGGTGAATAAATAGCAGGCGTAGGCCAGAGAACCATTGTTGGTTGGGGTATTGTTCTATTTAACCAATACTGCAACGGATAATTATTTAAAAAGTTTTTGTTTGGCAAATTAACATAATCATCACGGTTCATACGGAACATTGGTATTTCCGTTGGATTAGAACCAAAATTAACTTGATAAAAACCCATATTTGCACCGCTTGTTTGCAATATTCTCCAATAAGGCGCACTAGTAGATGGATCTAAATCGTTATAAATCCATTGCCCACTTACCCATGAGGTAGTAGCTGGGGTAACAATAGTTGTCCATGTTGAACCATCTTGCGATGATTGTATTTGATAATTAACCGTTCCTGTTATTGCGGGTAGAATACCAACAGACGCCATGTAAATAGGGTTTTGTGTACCGTTGTTAATACCAATATAACCTGTGTTTGTAGTTAATTGACAAATATTTGTGTAAGCCCCGTCAAATGCGTTAGCAGCTATACCTGATGAAGAATTATAGCCTTGCGTATTAATTGTAAAATACCGATAATTCGCATTCAACACATCATTTGTTCCTACGGGCAATAAATATTCGTATTGATCAGGATACAACCCAATTACATTCTTTTGAATAGCCCAATACTGCACACCATAATTTACTAAGTTCGATAGTAAATAATAAAGCGATTGTTTTGATGCAAATATTTCTTCCGATGTTAATTCTTCGGCAAGTTTACCCGCCCTTCTAGCACCGCTATCAATCAGGTTTTGAACCGTTACAACAGTGGTAGATACCGTTCCGCTTGTAGTCATTACCACCCCTTGATGTCATATTTTTTCTTTGCTTTACCGCCATCTTTACAATGCCAACGCTTTAAAGATGCTTTAGCCCTTGGCGCATCACCACTTGCATGTTCTACAACACCCTTCATGCGGGCGCAAAATGAATCATGCCTAGAACCCTTTGCTTGGGGTGCTTGTAAATGGCTTCCAGTTTCACGGTTGTATTTAGCCCTACCCTTAGCCGTTAAACCCGCACCTTGGCTTGTAGGTTTCTTTTCGCCCCTACCTACGGCTAGGGATACACCACCATCTTTTTTCTTAGCGGTTTTAGCTGATTCAATAAATGCTTGTTTACTTGGCGCACCCTTGCTTCCAATCTTTCGCATATGTTCACCACTTCCATGCTTAATTCTTTCTTGTTTAGCATGAATATTTGCATAAAGACCACCGCCATCTTTTTTCTTTGCACTACGTTGGGTAGCATATGCAATTGCTACCGCTTGCTTCATTGGTTTGCCAGCATGTATCTCGGCAGAGATATTCTTTTTAAAAGCACGTTCCGATTTACTTTTAATTAGAGGCATGATTAGCTTCCAACACCAACAACATTATTGTTATTTTGAATCAATTTACCAGAAATAATTACACCAGCTGCAATAGTTGTTGCGGTACTTGTAACTAGTTGCCACTGAATATCAGTTTTTTCCGTATAAATAAATGGTTCGCTAGAACGATTAGCTGTATAAATTGATACAAATGGTTGTTGTAATACTACAAACTTTACACCAGTTAAATTATTAATTGCTTGAACGGAATAAGTAACAATATTAGATGATGTGTAGCTATTCGATGTATTTACTTCGGCTAAATCAAGGTAAAAAGAATAACCAGCGGGTACTGTATATACGGTACTTTGTGATTTACTAATTCCAGCATTAATTTGGGCAACAACATTTGATGATTGCTTTAATGTAATCGTGCCTACGTTTGTTGTTTGCCCCGTACCAGCGGAAGTTAAAACCAAACTATTTACACGGTAATAACTATTTAAGGTAGTTACGCCAGTTGTACCGTTCATTTGCAATGATTCGGATATTTGATTAAAACTTGAATCTAATCCACTAATTAACACTTTAGCAACCGTATCATCAGATGCGGATGTACTAACAAGGGTTAGTGTAGATGCACTTGTAATGTAAGTATAGGTTGTTGCATTTTCCCAAACGGGTATTTTTGTATTACCAACGGCGGATTGGTAACCAAAAATGTTTACTTGTTGATGCCCATAAATTTGGCTGCGGGCAACTTGTAAATCAAATGGTTCATATGCGCCACCACGGGTAACCGAAGAAACGATGTTATTGCTCATAAAAATTCTCCAAAGTTAAAAAGTGGGGGCTTTCACCCCCTGCTTCTTAGTAATTACACTTACCGCCCTTTTTATGATGCGTGGAAATCTTGCTTTTAGCATGACCTCCATGTTTCATTGGGTGTCCATCAATTTTATGATGACCCATCGCCATATGTTCTGCATGTTCATGCATATGAATATGACCGCCATCTTTATGACCATGTGCTTTGTGATGCATTACATGTCCTTCGTGATGTTTAACATGCCCACCTTTTTTGTAACCAGCTGGAGCTTCATGGATTTCACCTGTTTTACCAGCTTTTTTGTGTAGCTTGCTACCATCATTCATATCATTTAGATAACGATTAGCAACGCTTTCGGATACTGTTCCACCCTTAGCAAACTTATGCATTTTGCCACCGTGCTTGTATCCAACACCTTCTACACCGCCTGTTTTTGTGTGGAAAGATTTGGTTTGCTTTGCTTCGTGAACCGTATCTTGCACATTAACCTTTGGCTTCAAAGTTCCTTTTGTTTGGAATGCATCACCTTTTGCAGCTAATCCACCCGTTGCCTTATGCATCATCTTGCCACCGTGCTTAAGTTGTGCGCCACCCTGATGGTCTACAGCCATTGTTCCACCACTAGCTTTACACATTTTAGCCATGTGCTTATGATGTTCATGCATCTTTTTGTGATGCGCAGAACCACCTTCAGCATGTTTTGCAGCATGATGTTTAGCCATATGCATGTGATGCTTATGAGTACCTTCAGGATGCCCCGATACATGGTGTGCCTTACCGCCATGCGCAAACCCAGGACCTTCAATACCGCCCGTTATACCCTTGTGATGTGGCTTACCTTCACCTAACAATCCACCCATTTGTGGTGTGTACATCTTAGCAGAACCACCTTTTTTCAAGCCATGATGTGCTTTTCCAGCTTTCATGCTTTCATGGTGCTTAAGTTCTTTTTCAATCTTATGCATTTCACGCATTTCTTTGCGCTCATCGGCTTTAGATTCACCACCTTCCGCCATATGCGCTTTTCCACCATGTTTACGGGTAAGTAATGCGGGTTGCATAGCCATTGCACGGCGCATTGGCATAGCCCGTCTTGCAGGCATTTGCATAGGAGCTTGACCCATCATTGGATTACCACCCATAGCCATATGTTTCTTATGGGCATGTCCGCCTTTTTTCATTCCTTCATGCTTAAGCTCATCCGAAGTAGGTTCTGTTGTCATTTCTTTTGGTTCACGACCAAATTTGCTAGTTGCCATAATAATTTTCTCCTATTAGGCTTGGGCAATGCCAAGTAAGCCAGTTGTGGTGGAATTTGGACCTACTTGAATAGCCGTTAAACCTAGTGTTAAAACTAGTTTATTTGAACCATTCAATGTTCCAGCGGGTGTATATGTTCCACGGGTATCCGCCGTTACAGAACTAGATACAAGTTGCGGTGTCATCGTAGCAGCACTTGCGGTATATGAACCAGTTGTATTTACAAACGTACCAGCTAAATAATTTGCTTGTGATGTAGATATTTTACCAGTCGTTGCCGAAACATAAGTCCACCAATAGTTTGTATTAATGCTTACGCCCGTTGGGGGTGTTCCTGTAAATTGAACAATTGTTCCACTTGCGGGTGAATAACCTACGGTAATCACGCCAGGGGATGCAATTGTCCAGCCAGTAACCGCTTGCACGGAATAGGTTGTTGTATTGGAATAAAATGCGTATGCCAATGTTCCGTTATCAACCGCTGTAGAACCAGTAAATCCTGGGTCTACAATATATGCTTCATCACTAATACGGCATGGCAAACCTAATGCAGTTGTTGTATCAACCGATACCGCAACGGTAGTTGCAGCGCTAAAGGCAATGCTATAAATTTGGAAGAATGCTTTTCTTCCTTTGGTTTGTGTAGAAGCTACAGTACCCGTTTGGATGATTTCGGTCATTGAATTACCGTAGTAATCATAGCCCGTTACGGTTACTTGGGAATTTGTTGGGCTACCCGATGCCGTTGTAACCGCTACCGCACGGGGGATATCCAATTGTGTTACGGTTGTACCATCGGTACGGATAACTTGTGTTGTTCCACCGCTACCCGATGCTAATTGTGTTCCGCTATAAGTAGTTGCACCCGTTGGGGTTTTAGCTGCTAGAACCGCTGCTGTTGTTGCAGCATATGGCGTTACATCGTATAAATACACACGACCCATTGGACCGAAGCCTAGGGACATGGGTGATGGGTTTCCTAAATTGCTAGTAGCATTTGTACCAACATAAGATGGGGCTGCGCCCAAGAATAAATCATCGCTAAATTGTGGCATTGTCTTTCTCCATGAAAAGTTGACAAATTAAAAAAGGGGGTTTTTACACCCCCATGTATTACGCTCCAGGTGTTCCGAATAAAGCACGAGGGTCGGTAAATCCAACTTGATAGCGTTCTGTTGCTTTATAACGCATCGAATCGGTTTCAAAATCACCTTCCATCGTTTTTTCTAAGGCACGGCGCATTAACAATTTCATACCTTCAGGTGCATCTGTTTGAATCCACCAGTTAGTAGAAGATGTCAAACGGCTAATAACCGAAGCACCTTCTGGTAACAAACCAATTGATTTAATTGGGTTGATATCATTGTTTGCTGTACCCGTTCTTAAAACAGACTTCAACAATACTTCAGCTTGGAATACGTTACCTGGGGCAACAACAAGCTTCAATGGCTGTAAACGAATTTTCTTACCATTGTTATCTACCGCTTGGCGAATCTGAATAAGCATTTGCTCTAGCGATGTTTGTGATAATGCAGCTGCCGTTGCAAGTTGATTACTAAATGTACCAGCTGCAATTGGGTGCGCAGTGTTAATCAAAGATACACCATCACCACCAACATAAGAGCTATTAAATGCACGGTTCAATACGTTTGCACATAACAATTCTTTTGTTTCTACTAAAGATTGTGCTAAGTGCTTCGCATATACTTGACCTAAGCGAATATGGTCACCATCTTCAACTAAAACTCTAGTTAAAGCGAATGCCAAACCAAACACTTGGTAAACATAGCGTTGTAAGAACAATACACCACCCTGTTGATACGTTACGGGTGCGCCATCAGGTAACTGTGGTGCAGCGCCGAAACCATATAATACAGGTTCTTCGTGGTAGTTGCGTGGAATACCAGCTTGTTCACGGAATACCGTTGACCATTCATCAGCTCGTTGGTCATATACACCGTCAAAGGATTCGTTCAATATAGGTTCTACGATTGAACGGAAGTCCGTACTTCTCATTGGGGCTGCCATAATTTATTCTCCTATATTAAACTTGGGCTACATATTGACCGTAGAAGTTTGTGTTAGTAAGTTGTACACGAACTACGGTGTACGCATCACCCCACGCATTATCTACGTTTTGTGCTAAATCTACCACACGCATTTGGGCTTGTTGTCCGTTTGTAACGGCGGTTGAAGCACCTAAAGTGGCTTGTGATAGTCCTGTTGTTGCATTTCCAGCGGTAATATTCGTAAAGTAATATTCACCACCAATGCTTGTTTGTGCCATAGAACCATCGGCTTGAATTTCATAAACAATGTTTAAATCGTTATAAAAATAAGCGTTAGTAATAGAACCAGATTGCACGGTTGTGCCAGACGGCCAGTAATTACTTACACGGCGACGACCTGTTGTATCGGTAAATTCAACACCTTGAAACGAACCTGTTACGGCGTATTGTTGGCTTGTTGAATTACCAGTTGTGGTTTGCGCAGCGATAATTGTACCGTTAGCAGAACCAGTTGAACCTACGTTAGCAGCGCTAACATAAGCAATTGGTTGCTGTTTGTAAATATTCGCAGCATAACCCGATGTGATACCGTTTTGCAAAACCTGCGCACGTTCCAAACCCGTTGGAAAGAATGCTGGGCGTAAGCCAAACGGAGCGGATATTGATGACATATACTACTCCTTTTAAAATTGGTTAAATAAAAAATTTTGGTTTTGACGCTTTTTACAAAGCCATAAAGCAAAATCGCATCTAACGCAATTTTTAAAGTCTGTAATACAAAGCCCGCTTAATTAAAAGTAGGCACACTCCTAGTTAAATCGAAGTTCATACCATCGCCTTCAACTTGACCCAATGCTCGACCATTGGAATCCCTTGCGTTTAACAATTGGTCTTGCTGTACTTTGATCTTCTCTTGTTCATCTAACGGAGCATAATGGTGAACTTCAGCCATATACTGTTGATAAATGTCCATAGGAAGTTTATACAGAACCATCTCATTACACGCAACAAAGCCTTCCATTTCGCCTGCTTTTACACGGAAGTTTTCAAAGCCAGGAACTTCATCGGCTTTCACTGGTGTGTATCCTATACGCATACGTTTGTGGATGGGATCGTATTGATGGGTGGTTGATAGCCAGCAACAATGAAATCCAGGAATTTCAGGTGCATTTGGTAATGCTTCTTGTGCAAACTCATCGCGAAACATACGGCGACGTTCTTGGCTAGCAAAATTTTGTTCAGGAGCTCTGCGGGAAATATCCTCTTGAGCTCTATCTTGTCTGCCTACACCAGTATTCTTTTTTAAACGATTGTCCATATTTATCCTCTAACCTTGTTCTCTTTGTCCCATTGACGGAAACGATTAATCATTTTCATCTTTTGTTCAGGATTGTTCCAAACACCTGCCTCTTTCAAGGCTTGAACTCGCTCGGGGCTTATATAATACTCATTACCCTTTGCTGTTGCGTTTGACTCTCTGCCTGAACTTGTAACAACAGAACGTGGTCTTTGACTTCGCACATTGGGTTCATTATAACTTGAATTTGAGATTTCAGGCAATCTTTTTCTTACCCGATATGTTAATTCATCCCAATAGTCCTGAGTTGTAGGGTCGTAGCCTTCTTTTGTAAGCTGTTTATCGATAATTTGAGTTATTTGAGACTCCTCTGTTTCACCCCTAGGATCATACCATGGATTCTCTTCCATCCAATCAGCAACCATACGTTGAACCATAGGGTCTGGAACATCTAATCTTTGATTTTGCGGTTGATGGGTAGCCTGCTTTTTAATACTGGCTAAAGATTCCATTTTTCGTTTTGCGTCGAATAACATCTCTTGAGCTTTAATCGCTGATTGCCCATCGCTTTTGTCGACTGCTTCTTGAAGTTTCATTTTTGCATATTCAACTTCAACGCCAGCATCTTCAATCGCTTTATCTACCCTTGCAATTTCAGCCCCGCTTGTTTTCTTTTCTACAATAGCCAGACGTTCAGCTAACATTTCATTCTGTTTACGTAAAGCATTGATTAAAGAAGATGATTCACGTACTTTTTCACGATGTAATTGTTTCTTTAATTTGCGCTCTTCACGTCTTGCTTCTCGTATAGCTTCTCTTTCTGGGTCAATGTTTTCAGCGTCTTCAGCCTCGTCACTCGCACGATATTCTGATTCTTTTTCTTCAAGCTGCGGGTTTTCTTCACCTTCGGGCAAAGTAACCCTTACTGAACCATTATCTTCTTCAGCAATTTGCATTTCCATTTTTTCTGTTGGTGTCATGATTTCTCCTTAAACGAATGCAGTAATAGCACGAGGATCACCAGTCACACGACCGATAATTTCGTGGTCATTAAAAAAAGTGAACAAGGCTTTACCCTTAACACCTTTTTCATCGGTATATTCAATTTCCCACCGATCACCACCCCATTTAGGAACACGCACATAATCGCCAACTTCGCACCAAATACCTTCCGCCCAAGGCTGTAATGTATCACGGTTCTTATAGGCTAAAGGTCCTTTACATAAAACTTTACCGATCATGGTATTCCATTTTTCAATCTCTTTAGTTTCTTCAGCTAATACGATTCCGCTTTCAGTTACTTTTTCTTTAACTGCTCGCAGTTGAACCAATACTCTAGCGCCTAACGGAGCCATCAATGGATCAACATCTGGAAAGGCTTCCTTCAGTGATTGTTCTAAGTCATAATTCGTCATCTTTGCTATCCTTTTCTTCTAAAAGATTGTTTAAAATTAACAAGGCTTCTTCCAAACCTTGGTGTTGCCCTACATATCTCTGGTAACTTTCAAAGTTTGCAAACCTTCCATTTACCATTGAATCAACAATTTCTTGTTGTTTTATTTTAATCGCATGGATTAAGCCATTGGCTAACTCCATTAACGACCTCTACCTGCTTTTTTACCTACTGCTATTGCTACTATTAATCCAGATTTTTTAGCCGTGCCACCCTTTTTTAAGGTCGCTACTGCATGTGGTTCGGGCTTTGTTAATTTTGGTTTAACACCCTTAGCTGGTAAATTACGAACCACCTTTTCGGGATATGCGCCAATTAACTCGTTATCGGGTTGATGGGATTCGGGAATTACTTTCCCACCCTTAGCGAACTTCTTTACTTTTCCACCTTTTTTAAGGTGATTACTTTCTTGCTCGCCATACATGGCTATACGTTTGTGCATATTAATTGCTTCAGACATTTCCTTCTCCTTGTGGTGGTTGTTGTTGCGATTGTTGCTGTTGTTCTTGCTGCTGTTGTTGTGCTGCGCCTTGTTGCGAAATCATATTATTTTGTGCTGCTTGTTTCTGACGTTCTAAATCTTGAAGATGTTGCAAATTTAACTGTTGAACTTCTTGTTGATGTTGCTGATTTGCTTGCTGTTGTTCATACTGTCTCTCTAAAGTCATTGAATTTACGTCATGTGTAATTTTTGCGCTTTCAATTTGCTCTTGAGCTACTATACTTTGTTGTTTGGCCATTGCGTCATCAGTTTGTTTCTTCGCTTTTAACTGTAAATCAGCTTGATCATAGGCTGCTTTACGTTTTGTTTCAGCCATAGAGCTCTCTTGTAACGCTTTTACCTGAGCTATAATGTTTGGATCAGTTGGTTGCATATTATTCTGACTCATATTCTGTAAAGTCTGAAGAATTTGCTGAATCGCTGGCATAACTTGTTGCGCATATAGCCGTTGACCATCTTGATGTACATGTTGCCCGACAACTTTAAGCATCTCTTGAGCTTGATATGGGACCGCTTGAACTTTTGCTGCGTTAAACGGTTTACCTATTGACAAAGAAGCGATTGTATCGGTCTGATTTAAGTACCATAAAACCAAATGTTGTTTGATATGTTCAATAACAGGTGGTAAAAATGTTGGCGCAATAATAGGGTTAGCACCAAATATTGGGTCAGTTGCATATTGAATATGATCTAGTATATGGGCTAAATGGTTTTGACCTATAAAAGCCCCAACAGGTTTACCGAGAGTCATAGAAACATTTTCTAAAGCTGAATTCATATCTTTAACTTCTTGAGGATCTGGTAAAACCTCATTCACATCTGGGATACGTATCTGTTTCATGATGCGTTTTTCAACTGCTAACCGATTATACAAATCAGGGTTAGCTTGCGCACGTGCTGCCAAGGCTTGGACTTGTAAATACCGCTGAGTCTCAGCGAAAATATGCGGATCGGAAACAGGAATAATATCAGAATTCGTTTTAAAATCTTCTTTAGTGATTTTTAAATCTATCATTAAATCACTTTTACGCTGTTCGTCTAAGTACCAGCGATTCAAACGAGCTAATATCTTAAGGACACGCTTTTGTGAATCGTGTAAACGTGAATGAATAGCACTATAAACTGCAGAACCTTGTTCAATCAGGGCTTGTGTTGTGCCGACTGGGGCTTGACTATTAATATCTTGAATTTTTTCTTCAGAAGTTGTTACAACACCTTTAGCAGCGCTATCTAACCAACCTAATAAAGCAAATAAAACTTGATTTGGCGGGTTAAACGGCACAGGCATCGCTATTTTTCTGATGTCGTCGACTCCTGGTGCACCCTCGATCTCAGTAACTTGTGTAACATCGATAGTTTGGGATTGCCCCGATATCTTTCCACCTTTGAGCTTAAGCATTGTCGGTGCATTGTTAATGTGTGCGCTGTCCAAAAGAGCACGCAATGCGCCAGTAAGAGCAGCAGAAAGACCGCCAATGAGATGAGGAAGCCCGATAGCATAAGCACCTCGCCATGGTATGAATTTAAACTCAACCAGCCAGTCAAGTTTTGTATAAGTGTCATCGCCATTCTCCCAGTTTCGGTACAAACCAATAACTTCATGTTCATACGCATCTAACATCATCACATAAGGCGCACGTTCGCCTTTTGTATAGCTATCGCCATCAACTTCTAACCATGTGTATATATGATATACAGTGCGTAAACCATCTATATTATCAGAGTTTTCTTGTTTACCTTCGATTTTATTAGACGCCTTTTGGGCACTTGACATTTCTGGCTCTTGAGAGACTTTATAAGTCCCAAGATCACGATATAAACCTTGTTCAACTCTTAAATTATATTCTTCTTGAGTGATAACTTGAACTTCGGTAACTCGCATTGCAGTATAAAAATTAACAGCTGCAAAAGGTAAATAAACATTATCAATCGGAACAAATTCAAAACATGGTCTGCGCTTATAATCGTCGTACCATACTTTTAAATACTGTGAACCACCGAGGGGTAGCTGTGTGAGCATTTGCTCTTCTTCATCACGGAACTCTTCAATCTGCTCGGTAAGTTGCCAATTCATATAGTCCCGTTTGCGCTCGGCTCGGGCTATTTTCTCTTCAGTTACTTCACCGATGATTTTTGATCGTACTGGTCCATCAGGTGGGAATAATTCTTTAATTGCTCTGGCGGCAAAGTCGACGCAAGACTCTGCCATGACGGGGTGAACCACTTTTGAAGCACCCATAAACTGAGCTCCTCCTGGAGCGTCATCTCCAAGACCCGTGCGTCGTATGCCTTCCTCGTATTTTTTATCACGTTCTTCCCTTGCATCTTTGTCTTTATCGATTAAATCGATATATTTCATAGCGATTTTATCTAGGAAAAAATTATCTACAGTATCAGATAAGTTTTCATAAAAGTCAGGTTCGTCTTCTGGACCTTTTAACTCTTCAAGGTGAAGAATCGCAGAGCCATCTTCTTGCTCTTCAACAGCACCAGTAATTTCGTCTTCTAATTCGAATATAGAGCCTTGTTCTTGCTCATCAGCATTAGGGTCGTACATTTGCGGTATAGGCATTTCAGGCATTATTTTCTCCTAACTAATGCTAATTTCATTTCGTCTTTATTTTCAGCAAAGTATACCTTAGATTTGATTAAACCACCTTTTTTATGTCCTTCTGGTGGATTATAATTTAAAGCATCAACATATATTGTCCTAATGTCTTTATCAGGTTTCATCCCTCCACCTCTTGGGAATCCTTCGCCATGTGTTGTTTTTGTTACTTTAAAAACTGTATTAGGGGCTATGGCTATTTCTTTTTCATGACCTGCTTCTGAGCCGAGATATTTTTCTAAATCGATTGCTTTTGAACCTTTGGGAAGATTAATAACAAAATTTACTATTTTATCGCTCGGCTGATTTTTATCTGAAAATTTACGAGCGACAATATTTGAATCTTTTGAAGCTGAAGTTATACCTTTATCGGAAAAAGTATCTCCAATTTTCAAATTATAAAGATAATCTAAAGATCCATTAAAAGGTATTTTCACACCTCTATAAACTAACTGTGGTTCTTCTAAAGAAGCATGATTAAATAAATTTTTTAAATTTTCTACAAGTTTTTCAGTTGTTCCTGGAACATCTTCTTTATATAACGGTTGACCTTTACGAAGCATATTTTGCATTTGAGAATAACCGCCAACTTTAGAATTTACATAGGCAGCTTGATATTCTTTTAATGCTTCTAAATGCTCTGGAGTAAAATTATTTACTTTGTTATTCAACTTACCAATTGATTCAATAATATGTTGGCGAGTTTTCTCTGGGTTATTAGAGTAAATAGCGACTAGATTTTTCATATCAACAGGGGTAGTCGTAGCAAAAGATCCGCTCGTGAAACTGTCTTGCCAATTTTTTGCATCAGTATCTTCGTCAGGAACAAGATTATGCTCTTTCTTTTTCATCCTGAATTTCATAATAGGGGCTTCATGCTGATATTCGTCTGGAACTGTTTCGTGCCATCTGTCTTTCTGAAACCGTGCTATTGAAGGATGAGACCAGAAATATGCTCCGCCAACATGCTCAGGCGCATAACCTTGTAAATTTTTATCACCGATATCTTTATTAGTAAGTTTGCCAGTTGCTAAAGGTCTTGCAACATCTTCGGGTATATGATAACCAACAACATATTCTTGATTTTCTTGCGGAGCGGATATACCCCCTAAATCATAATTTGAATTTGGACTCAAATCTTCATACGGTCTTACTTTATTTAAAATATCATCTAATTTTTTATCACCTGTGAATTTTTGTCGTTTAGGGGCTTCCCTTAACAGCTCAGGATACCCTACGCTACCACGTATAAAATTTCTTTGTAATTCGGGTTTTCCTGGATGATATTTTTCGGCAGCTTCCCTTGCATTTATCCATTCGTTTCCATTATCAACATCTTTATATTCATAGTTATCGAGGATATTCTGATATTCTTTTTCAGCTAAATCATCAAGGTCTTTCCTTTTCAAAAATCTTGGCAATTTACCGCTATATAATTGATTTTTTATCAGGGCTTTGTCAGGATGTTTAATCGAGCTCGGTTGGTACGTGTCTACCACGTCTACATTGTGAGTATCATAAACTTCATTTAAATCTTTTTCATTTTTATTTAAAAAAGCATGAACATAATCGTGATATTTATCTGCAACTCTTCCGTTACCTTTCCCTCTAATTTGTTCGATATTGTGAACGGGACTAGGGGGTGGCTCGATAAATTTACCACCATATTCTTTTATCAATCGGTGTAAACCACTTATATATTCATAAGGTGCATCAGCGTAATTATTAAGTTCCTCTGCTTGCTCTGCAAGCTCGGGATTGCTTTCTATAAAAGTTTTGTTTGCTTCATACGCATCAATAGGTGATACGCCAGTTGGCACAGCTTCTATCGTTACGTGTGGTCTGTTCTTATTGTCTCGCAGAGTGAATATGCGGGTATTACCGTTAGCCACATCTTTAGTATAACCTCCGACGCAGTGACCCATCTGATCACCTTCGTTTTTAAGAGCTTCGTCTAATGTTTGATAATTTTTTGCCTTGTTATAACTCGTTTTTGCTTCTTCTGGTGAATTAAATAAAACTTTTCCCGACTCAGGGTCTTTCCAACTTAATTTTTGGTCAGGCTCAAGAATAGAAAATTTACCATTATTTTGTATTACGTTGGGGTTAAAATCTGTTTCAGGCATTTTAAGCTCGTGCCATCTAAACCCATTATCATATTCATACGCAGGGGGAAAATGGGTAGCAAATGTATCCCTATTTGCAGTTGCTACTTTATCAGCTTGTTTTATGCGATAATCATTAATCTTTGCAACGTGACGTAATGCGTCTTTAACAGACATTTTATCTACGTCTTTGGGTCTTAATCTTAATTGCTGCGGTAAATTTTCATCTAGCATTGCGTTTTGAAGTTCGTCTATCGCATGTTCAAATCCTAGATCGTGCATCGCATTATTATCTAACGTGTGAACTACTGCATTGGGATCTTTTTCTAAAAGGTCTTTTAAATAACCTTTTGTGCTTGGAAATGTATCTGCTAGGTTTTCTGCATATTCAGGTGAAACTGCTGAATCAGATCTGGCTTCCCATGATTTACCTAATTCAGTTTTTGCATGACCTTCGGCTGTAAATCCGTGCGTTTCACGCCACATTTTCATATTATCAGACGCTACTCTCGTTTCATCTCGAATATCGGGTATATGCGTTATTCCCTCATCGTGTAATTCTCTAACAGGGTCGGTAGAGGTTGCTAAATCGTTTTTAATATAGTTACGTAACTTTGTATCAATCCAATTGTTTATGCTTGATCGAGTTTTATTTTCGGGAGTTAAAAACGGCTCGAACATTTTGAGTCGTTCTTCTCTCGGTAATTCTGCTAATTCAGACTCGGTTAAACCATAATGTTTAAGGACTACAGGTTTTTCGTCGGATGTATTGATAGCTCTTTTTGTATGATTCAAAGTTTTATCAATCCAACCGTCTATCCAGTTGCCACCTTTGTTTTTAATAGAAAGCCCAACTTGTAAATTACTCATCGCTGCAGGATCACTTAATCCTACAATCGGGGCAACAACATTTTGCCCGAGCTTTCCGCCCATCATTTCGCTATACTGTTGTTCGGGAGTCTGATTAACGCTCTTAGGGATTCTTTCATACATCTCTTCAGAAGTAGGCAATGCTGTATTCTGTGAAACAGTGTCTGGCGCAAAATAATTAATAGCGCTACGCCCTAAACTTTCTATATCGCCTGGAGCACCAGCAATCGCCGATGCAGTTCCTTTTGCTGCGCCATATAACATAGGTGCTAAACCTTGGCTAATCGCCCCGCCCATCGTTCCTAATGGATCGACTTTTACGGGTTGTCCCGCTCGGTTTCTTGCAACAGGTCTATTCTGCAACGCCAACCTCATGTCGTCTTGACTCGGAGTTGTATCGTCATTGCTGATTACATTACCTAGTTCGTCGTATTGTGGCATAACAGTTCCTTATATTGCGTATGGATTAACATAAACACGACGGGAGTCAGCGTAATCGTCATCGGCAACAGGATGATGATCAAGAGTAATTATGCCCGCATCTCGTAAATATCGCAAGGCTTGTGATAACGCATCTACGTAATCGTCATGCTTAGCCATTGGGAACGCAGCAATCTCTCTTAGAAATGGATCAAGCCATGTCATAGGCTGCCCGCTTCTTTCATTCGACTCCGGCAAATACACTAGCCCCTTCTCGATCATCGGTGAAACAATATTCAATCGAGTTGTCTTATCGGCATTCCCTGGATTGTAACCCGTTACAGGTATCATCGTCTGGCGTAAATCCTGCAGTAACGATATACCAGCAGACTTATCTTCAATCAGTACTAAGTCAACTTTCTTGCCATTACTGAACTCGTCTGGGTCTCCATAAATGGTCGTGAACTCTTCTTGTACACGGCGTCGTAAATCTGGATATAGCATTCGATCAGACCAGCAGTCAATGAGCATAACTCGAGAACCGTGGTCGGCGCTAGGACGAAACACCCCTAGTACAACACACGCTGTGGGGTCGTTCACTGTTTTGTCGGAGGTGGCTACGTCGTACGACTGAATAACGAAGCTGAACTGGGGTAACGACTTCTCAGATGGCCAAAGTCGAAACCACGAACGCTTAACCAGTCCGGACTCTTCTGGATCTAGAATCTCTGCATAAATCTCCTGACGTCCAATCGTAGTGCCTTCGTACTGCATAATTTGTTTCTGGAAGGTCGGGGCTAGGTTGTGAAGGTTGGAATATGTAGAAGCCGTGGTGACGTGTACATCATTTCCATCGCGATCCGCCAGCTCTACGATCTTAGGCACTGGTTTTGGTGTGGTGGTGCATAACATCTTTGGGTCAGTACCGAGTCGTAGGGAGAATGCGATCATGTCCCACGCTTCCTCGAGGTACTCCCAAGCAGCCAGCTCGTCACACCAAACATGGTTCCATTGTGGTCCACGGAAACGTGAAGGTTCCGATGCTGCAATTCCTTTTATTAAACTTCCATTCTGCAAGGTTAGCTCATGCAGGGACACGGAGTAGTTTTGAATAAGCTCGGGTGGGCAAACTGCAATCAGACCTGAATCGCCACCAAAGCAGACGTCCCGTATGTCTCCAGACGTGGGGGCGCTCACTAGGATGCGGGAGCGTGGTTGCGTCCATGCCGTCCACCAAACCCATTCAGCAGCCAGCCGAGTCTTCCCTGCTCCTCGCCCAGCCAGTAACAGCCAAGTGCTCCAATCTCCTGTCGGTTCAATCTGGTGCTCGAGCGCTATGCTGAGCCACTTGAGTCGAGCCTGCATCGCTGCTTGCCAAACTGCGCTAAGGTTATTGAGCGCATCAGCGTTTGACTCGATCTTTTCAGCGAACAACTCTTGCTGGGCGCCAGTCAACATTACTTGCTCTTGTCTTGGCGCAGCTTTAAGATGTCGCCAGCGAGAGCCACCGCAAGCTCGCCAGCAAAGTCAACTTTTACGTTACCTCCATCAGCGCCAGTGATCTCCGTTGACTGAATTGCTTTACCGTCTAAACGATCGAACACTTCCTTGATGGCTGGGAGGTCGCCAGCTTCCGCTGCATCAAGAAGTGCTTCAGCAATCTTGTTCAAACGCTGAGGATTCTGTGTGGTCAGCCTTCTAAGCGTTGCAGACATTGCTCCTCTGACCGCAGCATTATGCTTTGGCGAGTTCGTCATCAGGTCTTTCTTAGAGAAAGCAGAGACAACCTCTTTGTCTGTCTTAGGTTTTGGTACTCCTTTCGGCATATCGATTCCTCTCTCATTGTTTTAAGAGGAATTATAACCCAAATTACTGATGTTCGGCGATAAATTTTTCCTGCATCTCAATTTCGTCTTTCAAACAGCTAATCGCAGCATGCATCTCGCTGTTTTCGACACGTTTGCGTTTCACTGCGAGATCCCGCATGTTATCAGTCCAGAAGTAAGACAAAGTTCCGTAAGCAACAATTGCGCCAGACTTACATTTCCCTGCATCAACCAATGCAGAGATTATTGCGTCGTTCGCATGCTTCTTTGCACACAAGCCAGCTTCGTTGAAGTAATGAAATTTTGCTAATTTTACGTTGCTCATTTTTATTTCCTTTATTAAATTATTAATCAAATTTGCTGCCGATGAAATAACTTTAAACCAGTTCGAAAGAAAAGTAAACCAGTTTATGAAAATATTTTCAAATTATTTTCAACCCCAAAAACATTTCCGTCGTTTCCCGTCACTTCCCGTCGTTTCCCGTTACTTCCGACACCACGGAAACGACTGCAAATCAGGGTAAAATACCTTTAGGTTTTTACCTGATGATTTCATGGATTTCAGCGTCATCGATTCCGTCGTTGCCGTCAACTTTTTCCTTAAGGGAAGCAACGACGAAATCACGTAATTTATAGGGTCGGAAACCAACCATCTTTTAGCCTCAAAAACTCCGTCTGCCGCACGTTAAGATTCAGTGCTTTTCTGCGCTCTGGATCGTCAATTCTATACCGAATCACAACTCCATCGGAAACGACGGATTCAAGAGCAGCAGTCAGATATTTCTCACTCATATGGACTTGCTCACTGAGCTGGCGTCTTGTAATTGGCGCACCATTTGACGTAAGACGGTATAAAGCGTCTGTAATCTGTTTTACGTCTGATTGCTCACGTTTGTCTTCACTGATTTCTTTTCTTTCTTCTAGATTGGATTCCAGCAATCTAACAGAGTAATATGGACTTTCATCAATCACGTCTCCATATCGGTTCTTTGATCTTGTCTTATGATAATCGAGAACAGCTCTGACCTCTTGTATTGTTTCACTGAATCGCTTCTTTTTGGTCGCTAGTATTCTGCCTTCAACATTTTCGTCTTCGAAGATAAACGCAGTGCCAGTTGCGTTACCTCCCCATGCTGACGCACCCCTCGCTGATAAATCTTCTATTGCTGACGTCCTTGATAATGCCTTACTTGTGTGCCCGCTGATCCACGCAGGAATAAAGTCACGATACCAAAACTCATTATTAATCACAGACATTAATCTCGCTGCTTCGGAGTTGTCGTTTTCATTCTCTAACACAAACGTCGCTGAAGCAGTATCAAACACAACCAGCGGAGGAATCTGCCGCCCATTGACTGTTACAATGTATTGCTTGGCGAACTCCGCAGCAAACTGTATCTCTTTATCCGTCATGCGGAACGCAGGCACAACATTTATCCAATAATCCCATTCCTCTTTGCCTTTGCTTGAATGGTGGGTGCGCATGCCGTAACATATCCTGTCTGCTTGTGAGTGATCTTCCGTTATGTAAATTACACGACGTCTGTGCTTAATCTTCAAGAACGTATCATTCGTTAAACCTGCAACTTGCAAAGCAAGAGGCAGAAGAATTGAGGACTTCCCCTTCCCTTCTGCCCCTGCGATAAATGTTATTCCCTCGCCAATGAACCCATCAATCACCCAGTCAGGTTCAGGCAAGTAATCATAACTCAGCTGGACTGGTTTAAACCTCTCTAGGAATTCAACTTTGCGCTTGTCTTTGTCTAGGTCATTCAGTATGTTTTCGCTTATTGTTGTGCGTTCATACTCTGAGTTCTTACTCGCTAGGTAATACAAAG